CTATATAACTAAAGTTATTGTTGAATATATAGAATCCGTCCCAATCTAATTCTCCCGTTCCTTCGTCAACCACTTGCTCACAGTCAAAACCCATTAGTTTTGCGTGCTCAAACGACCATTTTTGTTCCGTAATAATAAACACAGGAAGTATACCTTTCTTTTGAGCATCAACCGCAGTCTTTACCAATGCCGTTGTTTTTCCTGTATCTGAGTGACCTAAAAACATATTCAAATGTCCTATTGCGGGTCCTGGTAAACCGACCGCATCTAAGAAATCATTACCCAAATCAAAAAACCTTTGGGGTTTATATTTCGCAGACGTTGAGAATTTATCTTTAATTGACTTAAAGTCATTTTTCTTAATTGCCATATTGTCTATGTATTTGTTAAATGTTTTGTTAAAAAATAAAAACTTGGACACTTACTAGGACATTATGTCCATGTATATGTCCAAGTTCAATAACTTAAAATGGGAGGTCTTCGTCAGGTGCACTATTTGCTTGTAAATCAGTTGTTGGTTGTTTTTCAGATTTACCCCCCATAGAAATTTCTGACTCATCAGAGTTTCCATATGAGTATCCACCTTTGTCACTATCCCAACGTGGAGTTTCTCCTCGTGCAATTGCTTCAAGATATTCTACAGGTTTTTTAGAATAAACGTCAGACCAAGTAAGTTCATCTGTAATCCAAGATTTTGCGGTATCAGCATCTTCGTGAACAGGTCCTGCGTCTTCATACATAACAGTTTGGATAACTGTGTAAACCGCCCCTTTTGGGGTTTTTGCTTTGGTTAATTCAAGGATAATGTCACGACCTGTTGTTGCGTCTGTAATATCACCTTTAGCTCTCCAAATAGGAATAATTTTGTCAAGGATTCCTTCATTTTTGTAATTGTGTTTAAAACGCCAGAATTTTACTCCTTCTTCCTCAGCATCACGGTCAATAACCTTCACGATGTAAAATTTACGTGATTTGTATTGTTTAGCTAATTCTTTGTCGGATTCTTTTCCCGTTGACATAAGTTCTTCATAAACCTCATTCAAAGGTGAACGTTCGTTGTCGTTCTTGCCTGGGTCATAAAACTTTTGCCATTTACCACCTACTTGTAATTCGTGATACCAAACTTCTTTGAATGGTGACGAACCGTCAGGTGTTGGGAGAATACGGACTCTACGTTGTCCTTGTGATTGTCCTTGTGGAAGGATACAAGCGAAATACTTTTTCATTCTTTCCTCTTGAGACATTTTGTTTGCGTCTCCGAAAGATTGTGTGTTTTTTTCGTACTGTGAAAGTACTGCGTCAAGTGAACTCATCATAATTTTGTTTTTTAGTTGTTTAAGTATAGGTTAATTTTTAGTGTTCGTCAAATTATTCGCCAAATAAAAAGGGTCACAACGTGACCCCTAAAGTATAGTAAAATTTATTTTAAAATCAACCCACTCTAAATGATGTTTGGGTTGGTTCTTCACCATAGTTATCAAATGTTCTTTTGATTTCAGATGGTACGATTTGTTCCACTTCATCAGATGTTAAAACATATTCGTTTTTACCCGACTTTTCCATATCTTCTTGTTTGTCATCAAAGAAACTAGATAATTTTTGATTGAATGGACCACTGTCAAGACTTCTTAATTCTAACTTTTCTTGAGCTGTTTTTGGTCTAGATTTTTCAATCTTTTCTTCCATTGAATTTAATTTTTCAAAAACTTGGTCCATCGAATTTAATTTACTTTGCATGTCTTCAATTTGTTTGAACATCATGTCAAAATATTCTTGTTGTTTGTTTTCAATATTTTTTTGAGAATTTACCAAATCAGTAATATCTAACTCTTCACTGTCAGAACTTTCATCTCCTGATTCTTCAGACTTTCCTGTAGAGTCGATTTTTTCAACATCAGTATCTGTTGTTGTATCAATAACTGTTGGTTCCGCAGGTGCTGTAGGTCCTAATGTTGGGTCAGCAATGGGTGCCGCAGCGTCAGGTGCTGGTGGAACATCTCCCGCAGCAGCGTCAGGTGCTGGTGGGACATCTCCAAGACCCGCAGCATCTTGTTCCATAATATAAGAGTTAATTCTATTGTGTCTCTTAATTTCTTCTATAATTTTTCTATCTATAGCCATTTCAATTATCCGTTTAATAATTGTTTAACACCGTGTGGAGTTTCAACTTGAACTCTTCGATTAGTTTTCAAGGTATTGTCTACTCTTTCGATAAGACCGTCTCTATCTCTTACAGTGTAGCAACTTCCTGTATCTAAGTCACAAACTTCGGTAAAACCATTACCTGTATTTTTTTCTGAGTATCTTGTGTTTTTTCCAAGATAGTTGTCTAAATGTTGTTTAATATCCATAATACTTTTCTTAATAAATATATCTTAGAGGGTAAATAATCCAAATACTTCACATTGGTGTAGGGCTTCGTCAGCAGTTTTTCTTGCTTCATCGAATGTATTTTCATTTGCTTTAATCCATTTATCAATTTCTTCCTGTGTTTGGAATCTTTGTGTTGGCCAATATATTGTCCAAAGTAATACCATTGAATTAATAATTTCTTCTCTTGAAAGTCCAGTCCAAGTTCTACCTCCATTGTAAATTAAACTTTTACCGGGGTTTTGAGAGTTATAATAATAATTTGATATAAACTTAATTGAATTTTCAAAACTTGAAAATACTGCATATGGTTTAGTACCAGCTTGGTCTGATTTACATGCAAATTGATTTGTTAAATAAGTATTTCTACCACCGTATGATATTTGTGGGAATGGACTACCACCCAACGGGGTTCCCCCCAAATCATAATTGTAAGCATAAATGGTTTTATTATCATGTCCATTTGCATAGGCAGTAAAGAATGTCATTAATCTTGTAATAGAATTTGAAACATTTGTTTTTATTAATTTTGCAAAATCGGCGTATGATATATTTGTAACCGTGTTATCAATACCATTAAATTTACGGTAATTTGGGTCTGCAGTTTGTATATCATTAAAACAAAAAACAGAATCTTCTGTTTTGTAAGAAACATTTGTTCTAACACCATTACCTATTGTTATAACATTAACAGCGGGTTGTGCCGCAATACTAGCAGTTTCTTTTAATCTAAATATTGACTGAACCAACTCACCCAACAAGTTTTGATTAATAGACATAATTTGTTGACTAATTAATGGTAAAGAATAAACCGGCATTCTGGTACCTGTAAAATATGTTTTGAAACTTCCAGAATCAATTACGTGTTCTACGTCTTGAATCATATAAGGTCCTCTAAACATTGGAACGTGTCTCAAGTTAAAATACATTGTTGGTTGAATCATTACATTACCCATAGATTCTATTCTACACGAATAACTTCTGTTTTTATATAGGTTATATAAACTTACACTTTGTGTACTAACTTTTCTTCCTGAGGCACCCATCGCCATATCTGTAGTAACTCTATTAGCCTCAGTTGTTGCCGCCGCAGGGTTTTGGTCTAATTGAATACTATAAAAAATTCCTTGGTTTCTTGTTCCAAAATCAACGTTAAACGCAACCACTTTATTTGATGTTGCCCAATCTTTTTTACCTTGTAAATTTGAAACCATAGGATTGTCAGAACTTCTTGTTAAATCAAATGCATCCGTTCTCCATCTATAATCAGCATTATCTCTCATATCCAAGTGTTCACTTGGTTTACCGGCATAATAACAAACTAATTTTGGTTGTGAATTTCTATAATCAACATCCAAGAAAGTCCCAAATAATGAATTTGCCAATGACTCAGATGGTTCTGCGTTTGGTACAACACCTTGTTTAACTTCACCCACACCCCAAAAATTAATATAAGCCGGTAATGGCATCATTTGAAATTGGTTGTCGGCAATAACTTTACTTACAAAGTCAATAACCCTTGTATCCATAGATGTGGTTCCCGAAAAGAAACTAATTAATCACCAATATCTCTGTTCGCTCTGTCTAAGAATAAAACATCTGAATACAATGTTTTGTCAGTGTATTCAGTACCAGCAATCCATTTATCATTAAATGCTTTGAATGCTTCGTAAAATTCTAATTTTGATTGGTTTCCATCAATCGCCGATAAAATTGGTTTTTCAACTGTTTCGGTAACATTAGGTAATGTTTTTTGTAAAGAAACAAACAACTGTCCTAATACTTGATTTATTGATTCATTTTTCTGAGTAAAATAACTATTAACACCTTCAGTAAAGTCAGGTTTTCCATATGTATCATTTGGAAATTGTTCTCTAAGTTTAAGTTTTTGTGTCGCAAATATCTTAATCATTGGTGCAAATGTCACAACATTGGCTTGGGTGAACTCAATATTCATCGCTGGGAAGAAATCAGTATAATAACTTCCGTTATCACTATATATCATACCTGGTTGTGTTCCAAAACCAACATAAGTAAACATTGCTTTCCAAGCATTTGTATTCAAATTATATGATTGTTGATAAGTTATTGTACCACCAAGTGTTGGTAGTGTATTTGGAATGTATGGTTG